AGTTTCGGTAGAAAGAGCAGGGAATACTTTAGTGTACACGGATTCTACACAAGGGTGGCTGCTAAAGAATAAATAATTATGGCTACTTATAAGGAGAAAGTTGGAACTTCGGTTGTCAACTTTGCTGGCAATTATCCAGGAGTCGTGGAAGGTGAGCTATGGTACGATAGCACTAACAAAGATTTTAAATACCAATATGCAAATGTAACATCAGTTGGTTCATGGAGAACTGGTGGAAATTTAAATACTGCTAGATATAAAATGGGTGGAGGTGGAACAAAAACAGCAACAATAGTAGCTGGTGGAAGAATGGGTTCTCCAGGAAACACTGCTAATACAGAATTATATAATGGAACTTCTTGGACTGAAGTAAATAATCTAGGGACTGCTAGATATGGAATGGGAATGTCTGGTACTCAAACATCTTCTTTAATATTTGGAGGAGATAATAATCCTAACGATAATTTTACAGAACTTTGGAATGGAACTAATTGGACAGAAGTAAATGACTTAAATGATCAAAGAATACAAGCAGGAGGAGTAGGTGTAGATAACACTTCAGCTTTAGCCTTTGGAGGATATAATAATATTGCAGCAGCACCAGGTGCTGAAACAGAAACTTGGAATGGTACTAACTGGACTGAAGTTAATGACATGAACACTGGTAGATATGCTTTAACAGGTGTTGGTACAAAAACAGCTGCTTTAGCAATAGGTGGAGCTTCCCCTTCACCATCAGCATTAGTAGAAAGTTGGAATGGAACTAATTGGACAGAAGTTGGTGATTTAAATCAAACACGAAGAGGTGCAGGGGCTAGTGGATCTTCACCTTCTTCATTAACAGTAGCTTTTGCAGGGCAATATGGATCTCCAACAACTTTTACTGGAAAAACAGAATTATGGAATGGGACTGCATGGACAGAAACAACTGACATGGCTACTGCACGATCTCATGTATCATCAGCTGGAGCAAGTCAAACATCAGCTATCGTAGCAGGTGGAGAAGCGCCTGCTAATACAGCTAATGCCGCCACAGAAGAATGGACAGGTGCAGGTGCCGCGGTCGGTGCTTGGGCTACAGGTAATGCAGTTAATACAGCAAGAGCTTATGCTGGAGCTAGTACGGCAGGAACTCAGGATGCATCAATAATATTTGCTGGTTACACTGGAACAGCTTATACAGGTGCCACTGAATCATATAATGGAACTAATTGGACTGAAGTTAATGATATGAATTCTGGTAGGTCTGCATCAGCAGGAGCTGGAACTTCAACATCAGCTTTAGATTTTGGTGGAAATGATGGCAGTGATCGTGGATATACAGAATCTTTTAATGGCACCAATTGGACAGAAGTAAATGATATGAATAGCGGTAGAAGAGAGTTAGCAGGGGCAGGTGCTACTAATACAGCGGCTTTAGCTTTTGGTGGAAAACCAAATCAAGCAGAAACAGAACTTTGGAATGGTACAAACTGGACAGAAGTCAATGATTTAAATACTGCAAGACGAGCATTAGCAGGAGTTGGAAGTTCTACTGCTGCTTTAGCATTTAGCGGTCAACCAGCAAAAGATGAAACAGAGTCTTGGAATGGAACTAATTGGACTGAATTAAATGATATGAATACATCTAGAACTGCATTAGCAGGAGCTGGAACTACTACAGCTGCTTTAGGTTTTGGTGGAGAAGATACTCCTCCAAGTACAATTTCAGGAAAAACAGAAGATTGGAATGGAGTAAGTTGGGCAGAAGTTGGAGATTTAAATTCTGCTAGATATTATTTAACAGGAGCAGGAACATCAACATCAGCTGTAGCAGCAATAGGACTTAATCCTTCTAGTACCTATAAAGCATTATCAGAAGAGTGGAGTTCTAGCTCAAATGTGTTAAAAACTTTAACAGATTAATAAAAGGAGAAAACTATGGCAAAAACATATCAATACTGTGTAGCAGAAAACTGGGGAAAGGGTTTTATCGATCACGATGAATCTCAAAGAATCACGTTTGTAGGCTATCCTGGAAATGTTTGGCAAGTTCCTGCATATAACAAACACGGTAATCTTTGGATTGCTAAAGTTGCAGGTGCTGTAAAAACAAAAACAGAAGCACAGGCGATTGTTGATGCAGAGGTTCAAGCAGCACAAGCTGCGTGGGATGCTTTACCTGATGCTGAAAAAGCACCAGCAATAGAGATGAACACAAGACCTGCTGACATAACATTAGAGGAATAAAATTAAATGGCTACGTACTTAGGCACAAATGGCAGTAGAATACAAAACTACACTACGGATCCCGATAATCCGAATACGGGAGAGGTGTGGTATAATGCGACGGCCAAGACTATAAAAATTCAAGCTGCAACATCAGCTGGAGCATGGGCTACAGGTGGAAGTTTAAATAGTCCAAGAGCATATGCTGGTGGAGCTGGTGCTACAAAAGATGCATCACTATGTTTTGGTGATGGTCCACCTCCAGCACCTACAGCGTCAGGTATAACAGAATCTTATAATGGAACTAATTGGACTGAAGTTAATGATATGAATACTGGAAAAGCTTTTGTTACTGGTGCAGGAACATATACATCTGCAATCGCTGCAGGTGGAGATCAGTTTTCAGGAGTTGCAGAATCTTGGAATGGAACAAATTGGACAAGTATAACAAATGAGCCTAATGGCTCCAATGCTTATGGTAGTGCAGGAGCAGACAATACAAATGCTTTATTCTTTGGAGGAGTTCCAGCACCTACACGGACTGTAACTCGTTATTGGAATGGTAGTTCTTGGACAGATTTAAACGCTTTAAATGGAAGTAAAAAAGATTTAGATGGAGCAGGAAAAACTTACACAGCAGCACTAGCGATTGGTGGATCTGCTGGTCCACCTACTCCATTAACATTAACAGAATCTTTTAACGGAACTAACTGGACAGAAGTAAATGATTTAAATACAGGAAGAAGATTTGCAGCAGCTAATGGAACTCAAACATCAGCTTTAATATATGCTGGAAGTACTCCACCTACAGTTACAAATAAAACAGAAGAATGGAATGGAACTAATTGGACAGAAACAACAAATTATCCTCTTTCTGTAACAGGTAATACAGGTACAGGAGCAAGCAATACAAATGCTTTAGGTTTTGGTGGAAGTCCTCCAGAAACAAATGCAACTCTAGAATGGACAGGTGCAGGTACTCCTGTAGTTAAAACAATAAGTACGGATTAATTATGACAACATACAAAGAAATTAAAGGAACACAAATTCAAGCGGTAGCATCAGACCCATCGAATCCTGTTGAAGGACAAGTTTGGTATAATACAACTACTAATGTTTTAAAAGGTCAATCAGTTACATCAGCTGGAGCTTGGGCATCAAGTCCAAGTGTAAATACGGCTAGAAGAGGTTTGGGATCAAATGGAACATATACCTCTTCTTTAATCTATGGCGGATATAATGGTGGCTATTCAGGAAAAACAGAATCTTGGAATGGTTCAAGTTGGACTGAAGTAAACGATTTAACTAATGTAAGAAATGGTAACACAGGAGCAGGTACAGATAGTACAGCAGCTATAACTATGGGTGGATATAGTTCCACTTTAACTTATACAGGGGTAACAGAATTATGGAATGGTACAAACTGGACAGAAGTAAATGATTTAAATACCGCTAGAAGTGCTTTAGGAGGAACAGGGACCTCTACAGCTGCAATAGCAACAGGGGGTAATAAGCCACCAAATTTATCAGAAACTGCAAATGAAAGTTGGAACGGAACCAACTGGACAGAAGTAAATAATTTAAATGGTGCAAGAGAAGGTGCAAATTCATCTAATGCAGGAACTCAAACAGCAGCATTGTTTGCTGGTGGTCATCAAGGAAATCCAGCACCAAATCAAAATACAGCTGACACAGAACAATGGAATGGAACAAACTGGACAGAAGTTAATAATTTAAATACTGCAGGAGAACACAGATGTAATACTGGTACATCTACTTCAGCTTTAGCTTATGGTGGAAATGGTCCACCTTATTTAGCACAAACAGAATTATGGAATGGAACTAATTGGGTTGAACAAAATGATTTAAGCACTGCAAGAAGTAACCATGGTAAAGCAGGTAATACTACTAATGCATTATCAGTAACTGGTTACAATGGATCAAATTTAGCTAATGTAGAAGCATGGACAGCAGCAGGTGCTGGAGTAACAAGAACATTTACCGACTCATAAGACTTGTAATATATTTTAGATAATATATATAAGAAAGAAACATAAAGGATAAAGAAATGACAAATAAAAAAGACGTTAGAGATGTAATACAAGGTGAAGAGCCACATTTAAATAATTTATTAGAACAAGAAGATTTATCAGATTTTAAAGGTATGGTAGACGAGCTTCGTGACACTTGGACCAAGAAACAAATGTTTCGAACAGAAACAGAAGCTAGGTTTTCTGTATTACAAGAAGGCAAAGTTGAAAAAGAAGAAGATGAATATAAACAAACTAAATATAAGATAGATTTAGATGAAGCTATATTTGGTAAAGCTTCTATGGAAAAAGTTGCTAAACATAGAATGAGAGAAATTAAAATGTGGTCTAAATTAAAAGGTGAATTTAATGATGGATCTTTTAATGATAAAGATGTTAACCAACATCAACTAGAGTCATATGGATTACAATATCATGAGAAAGCAAAAACTTTAAATCAAAACTCAAGTGAGGCTGAAATATTTAATGTAATGGGACAACTACAATCATTACAAAGAATTAAAAAATCTGGTGAACTAGAAAATAGTTATAAAGAGAAAGAAAAACTTGAACAACATGGTAAACCAAAACCGTAAGTTATTTTTTTTAGTTGCATTACCTAGATCTGGAAATACTTTATTTACGAGTATTATAAATCAAAATCCAGAGATAGCTTGCACAGCTAATTCTGTAACTTTAGAAATAATGAAAAATATTTTTTTAATAAAAACAACAGATACTTTTCAAAACTTTCCTGACCACAAATCTTTAAATAATGTTTTAAATAATGTGTATAATTTATATTATAAAGATTGGCCTCAACGTATAATTATTGATCGTGGACCTGTGATGTTAGGTGGTAACCCTGGTAACTTTGAATTAATGAAAAAACATTTTAAACCTGGTTTTAAATGTATAGTATTACTTAGAAATTTAATGGATGTTTTTGCAAGTTATATGCAATGGTATACAGAAAATCCTAATTCATTTGTAAATAAACTAGGAAACACTGATGAAGAAAAATTATTATTTTTAATGAAAAAAGATGGTGCGATTGTAAAAGAAATTAAATCTATTAAAAATTCATATAATTATCCTAATCTATGTCATAATGTACGATATGATGATATGGTTTTAAACCCTGAACAAGAGTTTAAAAAAATTTATAACTTTATAGATGAACCTTATTTTAATCATAGGTTTGATAATTTAGATCAAGTAAAAATAAATGGTTTGTCTTACGATGATAAAATAGTTGGTGATAACATGCATAAACTATTTGATGGACCTGTTAGAAAAGTATACAATCCTTACATAGAAAAAATACCAAAAAGTATTAGAGAAAGATATGGACACATTAAAATTTGATTTTGTATTTTTAGGTCAGTCAGTTTTAAAGTATCAAGTGCCACTTGATATATTTAGTACGATTAATCAGATCTATGAACAAAATTTTCATAACCTTGAACCTGCTAATGGTCAGTTAGTGGGTAAAATAGAAAATGAACATTCTTTGTTTTATCAAGGTCAAGATCAATCTAAGATGAAAAATCATAACATGTTAACTACAAATGTTACAGATTATTTTATGACTGTGTTTAAACACTATTTAGCATTTAATAAAATTAGAGATTATGAAACTCATTTAAATTCTATTTGGGTTAATGAAATGAAACAACACGAATATAACCCTGCACACATTCATAGAGGTATGTTGTTTACTGGTTTATCTTCTGTTATGATTTTAAAACTACCATCAACTTATGGTAAAGAATATTCAGCAGAACACATACAACAAAATGGTAGACTACAGATATTAGGAGCTAGTAATGGCCAGTTTGCAAAGATAGATTATCAACCACCCATGGATCTTAGAGACTTTTATATATTTCCTTATGATATGAGACACTGTGTATATCCGTTTAATGGAACTAATGAGACTAGACGGACTCTTGCTGCAAACTGTGATGTAAATTTTGATCCAATTAAAAACAGGGGAGCTACGTAATGGATAAACAATATTACATAGATAATCATATAGGTTTATTTAAAAATTTTATGCCTAATGAATTGATAGATGATTATACAAATTACTTTCACAAGTGTGAACAACAAGGTGCAGTATATCCAAGACGAGAAGATGAGATGTTAGTATCAGATAATGCAATAGATACTATTAGAGATACTAATGTTCCTATGACTTATAACAACAAACCTTTTATAGATATGTTTTTTAAAGAAGTGTATCCTCTGTATGTTCAAAAATATTCATACCTAAAAAAATTAGCTACCCACAACATACTAGAAGTTAAAATACAAAAAACTAAAGTAGGTGAAGGCTATCATTTTTGGCATTGTGAAAATGCAGAGATGAAAGCAAGAAATAGAATACTAGCTTTTATGATTTATCTTAATGATGTTGCAGAAGGTGGAGAGACAGAATTTTTATATCAGAAGTGTAGGTTTAAACCTGAAAAAAATACATTACTAGTTTGGCCTTCACAATTTACACACGTTCATAGAGGCAACCCTCCTTTGTCGAATGACAAATATATAATAACAGGATGGGTAGAATACGGATATTAATATGATAACAGAACCACGTTGGAAATCTTATGTAGTTGAAACCACAAAACCAATCTTTACACCATTACAATGTAAAATGATTATAGAAGCTGGTAGAGAGGAACCTCGAAACGATGCAAGCGTTGGAAATGCAAAAGTTAAAGGTGGAGTGATAGATACTAAAACACGAACTTCACATATTAGTTGGATACCATTTAAAAAAATGGATGACATGTATAAAGACATTGAACATATTATGAAGATTACCAATGGTAATCATTTTGGTTTTGATGGAATGCAAATAACAGAAATGGCACAATATACAGAATATCCAGAAGGTGGGTTTTATGATTGGCATGTAGATAATGATATAAACTGTGCACATGAACCACCTGTAAGAAAAATATCCATGACTTGTTTGTTATCTCCTGAATCAGAGTTTGAAGGAGGAGACTTAGAATTAATGACTGAAGGTAAAATAGCAAAACTTAAACAAGGACAAGCTATATTCTTTGCATCATTTATTAGACACAGAGTCAAACCTGTAATTCGTGGTAACAGAAAATCTTTAGTTATGTGGTTTGGAGGGACACCATTTAAATGATTAGAGAATTACATTTTCCAACACCTATTTATATTTTAGATATAAAAGATAAAAATTTAAATATTCAATTAGAAAAAGATATATTAAACTGGATGAATAAAGATAAAGGAGTGACTAGAACAAATGTTAAAGGTTGGCATTCAACAACTGATATGCACACAAAACCTGAATATGCTAGACTAGTAAAAGCTTTACATGAAGCACAAAATAAAATTTATGATGAGGAACATTTAGATTCAGAACCTTTTTTAGGTAATATGTGGGCTAATGTAAATCCTCCAGGTGGAATGAATAGAGCTCATATGCATCCCAATTGTTTGTGGTCTGGTGTGTATTATGTTAAAGCACCTAAAAATTGTGGACATTTAAAAATCGATGATCCAAGAGCAGCAGCTTCTATGTGTAGACCTAAAATGAGAGAAAGATATAATCCTCCAGATACAGCACCTACAAGATTGTGGAGAGAACATCATTATGAACCTATTGCTGGAAGATGTATAATGTTTCCTGCTTGGTTAATACATTGTGTTGATCCTAACGAATCTAATGATATAAGAATATCAGTGTCATTTAATTTTTTACAAAAGACGATGTTTGTATGAGTTTTCAAACTAATAAATATCAAGTAATAAAGAACGCTGTATCTTACGATCTAGCTAACTTTATATTAAACTACTTTTTACTTAAACGAGATGCAGTGGGTTATATGTACGAACATAACATACACTCACAGTCTCCGATACTTGGAACATGGACCGATGAACAGATACCTAATACATTTTCTTGTTATGGTGATTTTGCGATGGAAACTCTTATGGTTAAGATGTTACCAGTAATGAAAAAACACACAGGACTAGATTTAATACCAACATACTCTTATGCAAGAGCCTATAAAAAAGGAGATTGTCTACACCGACATAAAGACAGACCTAGTTGTGAAATATCTACAACACTTAATCTAGGTGGTGATCCTTGGCCTATATTTATTGATGGCACAGGTGCTAATAATGTTGTTAACGAAAGACAAAATGTTGTAAAACCAAACGCTCCAGCAGGTACGAAAGTCTTGCTTGAAGTAGGTGATATGTTAGTATATAGTGGTTGCGAACTCGAACATTGGCGAGAACCTTTTCGGTCAAGTATTTCTACATTATAATCATGTAAACGGCCCATTTGCTGATAAAAATAGATTTGATGGAAGAGCTAAGTTAGGTCTACCTTCAGGTGTAAAATAGTATTATAATGGAGCCATATGCTACAAAAAATAGGATTTCAACCAGGTATCAATAAACAAATTACAGAAACCACAGCAGAGGGTCAATGGACTGACTGTGATAATGTAAGGTTTAGATATGGTACACCTGAAAAAATAGGTGGTTGGAAACAATTAGGAGACGACGCACTTACTGGTGCAGGTAGAGGACTTCATCATTTTGTAAATAGCAAAGCTAGAAAATACGCAATCATTGGTACTAACAGGATTTTATATGCATATTCAGGTGGTGTATTCAGCACGACCAACGGATCACCGACTGTTACAATAACTTTTTCTAGTCCACATAATATATCAGCACAAGATATTATTTTACTGGATAATTTTAGTGCAATAACTAATTCTAATTATACAGCTGCAGATTTTAATGATAAAAAATTTATGGTAACAACTGTACCATCAAGCACAACTATAACTATTACAATGACAAGTAATGAATCTGGATCTGGTGCAACAACATCAGGTGGTATTAGAGTACAACATTATTATCCAGTAGGACCCGCTGTACAGGCTCAGGGTTTTGGTTGGTCACTCGGATCATGGGGTGGAGAAGTTGCTGGAGAACCTACAACAACATTAACAAATGGTATTAATAGTGCTGTAACCACTGGAATTATATTAGGTGATGTATCTCAGTTTCCAGATGCAGGTACAAACTTTATAAAAATAGATAGTGAAGAGATTTCATATACAGGTATATCTGGTAATGAACTTACAGGTGTTACCAGAGAAGTTAGAGGAACTTCTGCTGCAGCTCATAG